TCGGATGTAGCCCAGCTCTATGGCTTGCGCAAGTCGATTGGCGATCAGCTCGAAAAGGTTGCCGGCAAGGATAACTCAGAGGCGCAGCTCGCATCCCGTGAGCTGATCCAAGTGCGAGATGCGCTTGATGACGCGATGGAAAAGGCAGCCCCGGGTTTCGCGCAATACCGGCAGACCTATGCCGAAATGTCAAAGCCGATCGACGCGCAGAACTACCTGCAAGGCCTGAATCTCACGGATGCATCATCGCAGCGAATCACGCTGCCATCCATGAAAAACGCGCTGCTGAAAATCGAGAAGATGCGCAAGGCACCTGGTGCAAATGAAGCGAAGTCGATCAGCGACGAGCAGATGCAGATGCTGCGCAATTTGCACAAAGATCTGCAGCGCGAATCTGGTACGGCCGCCGGGAAAGTACGGGGTTCGGACACGTTCCAGAACCTGGCAACAAATCAGCTGATTGGCGCAATGATGCCCGGCCCGCTGAGCATTGCCGCGCCTGTCACCCCTGGTGCAGTTGGCGGCGCACTTGGCTTCGCCTTGGGTGGGCCAGCAGGCGCTGCGATTGGAGGCTTGGCGGGGCAAAATGCCGCCGGACTTGTTGGTCGATCTCTGAATGCTCAAAGCCCGGCCATTGAGTCTCAGCTCATTGACTTCTTGCTGAACCCTAAAGGTGCAGAGGTTTTGAAACAGATGCGGTCAGCGGATCCGCAGGGACTTGGGCAGATTCTTCGCCGGACGGGGGGCGCTACTCCAGCAGCCGCTACGTCTGGCGCTGGAAACAACAGATAGCCAGAACATCCAGAAATATGGCTGTTGGTACTCGGTTACCACATGCAAAACAGCGTCAAGTAGGCGCACTTTAAAACCTCTATGGAGAACGGCCATGTCAGGCATCTTGCTGCAAAACGGGAAGCAGGCTTTCACAGATGCAAATGGGCATCCACTGGCCGGTGGTCGGGTGTTTTTCTATTCACCAAACACCAGTACGCCCAAGGATACATGGCAAGACGCAGCGCAAACCATCCTCAACACCAATCCAATCATCCTGGATGCCAGGGGAGAGGCCTCCATTTACGGGTCCGGCAGCTATCGCCAAGTGTTAAAGGATGCTTCGCTGGTTCAGATCTGGGATGCATATCTTCCGGACCTGGCCGGCTCGCTGCAGAGCGCGATCACCGATCTGTATAGCCGCGCATCAATCCAGGTTCCGAACGTTGCCGCCGTTCGGGCGCTCGACAAAACGGTCTACAAGAACGCGCAGACACTGGGTTATTACGTCGCCGGCGATGACGGGTCGGCGCAGTATTACCTCGACCTGGCGGACACCACCAGCGTGGATAACGGGGGCTCAATCCTGGTCGGCGCAGATGGTGGGCGCTGGAAGTTCATCAACCCATTCGAATGCAACATCCGCCAGTTCGGCGCAAAAGGTGACAACTCCACCGATGACACTGCGGCGATCCGAAACGCAGTCACATATGCGTGCTCTTTTGGCGGGTATCAGACCTTGGTGGGCGCTATCACTGGCGGATACGTAAGCCAGTCGGTCGAGCTTGGCGCCCCAAAAGGCAAGTACAAGCTGACTGATGACATCCCGGCCGGCTCTTATCTCAAGCTCGTTGGCGACAATGCTTTCTTTATCCAGACGGACACCAACAAGGACATCCTGAATGGTGTGAATGAGGCGTACCAGTGGGAGATTCGCGGGATCAACTTTGTCGGGGGGCGTCACCATGCGAAGCTGCAGAACGCCAACATTGACGTAACGCGCTGGACGTTTGACCGTTGCACATTCAGTCTCAGCTCTGACTTTGCGATCAAGACATTTCCAACCGGTGGCGCAAACTCTCACCTGTCGGCAAACCTGACAATCAAGCAGTGCGCCTTTTACAAGCCGCGCCGGGTGCTGCTCAACTATTGCGACTCGGCAATCGTCGAGGACTGCTGGGTTCTGGTTTCGAAGGAAAACTACACCCCAAGCACGCCGGTTTTTGAGAACGGCTCGATCAGCTGCGACGGTTATCCGAACCTTTACCTAAACAACATGTTCGGCGTGCCCGTGATGGGGACTTTTGGCGTTGACCGGATCACTGCGCCACGCTGGGTTGACGTATTCAAGGGATCGCTTGTTGCGCGTGGCTCGCGCTTTGGCGGTGAGTTCGCAGGCATGCCGGTCGTTTACTGGCTGGCGCCTCCGGTGATTACCTACCCGTTCCGCGGCAACACGGTCTCGCTCGTTGACTGCGAGTGCTTCGCCGGGCCAGGCGCTGCGAATGACTCCGCGATCATTTCCCTTCAGGGGCAGGTGCCACAGCGCATCAGTATTGTGAATTGCGCGGGGCCAATCGAGGTTCCGTATGTGATCAACGCAGGCGGCCAAATCGCCAACTTCGCGGCCTACTTCGCCAACTATGCAGCCACATCTGGCCAGCCTGCGTACACCCAGTTCCGGTTCAACTTTGTCACGGATGACTCACTTAACCCTGACGGGTCGGTGTACAGCGCGAGGATCCCGAGCGGCATGCGGATCTACTCGCAAAACCTGCGCACTACCACGGCTCAGCGCACCGCCTCACTAGGATTGTCCACGGGAACAACGCTCATCAACTTCGATGCGCTTGTTGAAGACTCCCAGGGCGGCTGGGCAGTGGCCAACCCAAATAGGCTGGTATTGCCTCTGGGCGCAACTCGCATGCAAATCTCGGTAACGGTGATCGGGAACAGCAGCTTCAACGGCGGCATTTTTGAGCTGATGCTTCAGAACTCTTCCAGTGTAACGGTGGCAAGCCAGCTTCTTAACTTGCCTTCTGGCGAAGCGCCAAAGGCAACCCTGTCGTTTCCAGTACGAGGCACCCCCGGCGATTGGTTCCAGATCGCCATTCGAACCACCGCCACCGCGCCGGGGAGCATTACCAGCGCAACAGCAACCACTCAATCGCTGGACTACATCGGATAACGATTATGAAACCAATCCCACAATGGCGCCGCTGGTGGCGCCGGTACAGCACCTGGCTCGCTCTTTCGCTGCCGGCGATGACAGCCCTGCGTGACGCACTCCCGAGCCTTCAGGAGCTTATCCCGCTGGCACAGTACAAGCTGATCATCGGCGCGCTCGGGTTCGCCATTGTGATTGCCACCAACATCCATCAGAACAAGGTTTCCGGAGACAAGCCATGAACCAGGCGCGATTGAAGCGGCAGCTCGAAGTGGACGAAATGCGCAGCAAGAAGATCTACACCGATAGCGTCGGGAAGATCTCCGGCGGTATCGGTCGAAACCTCACAGATCGAGGATTCTCGGATGACGAGATCGACCTGATGTATGCCAACGACATCAAGCAGGCCGAGAGCGATGCCCGGGCGCTGGTCCCAGGCTTCGATCACCTGAACGATGTAAGGCAAGAGGTGGTGGTCAACCTTTCGTTCAACCTTGGCTATTCGCGCCTGGCCGGTTTCAAGCGCTTCTTATCGGCGCTGAACTCCAGCGACTTCGACGATGCCGCGGCAGAGCTTCAGGACTCGAAATGGTTCGGTCAAGTAAAAGGCCGCGGCGTGCGCCTGGTGAAGGCCATGCGCACGGGGAGCTGGCTGTGAGCCTCGGCACTATCCTGCTTGCCGTTGTCGGCCTTGTCGGCGCGATCGTGGGGGGGCTTCTCGGGCACGCGCGCGGGAAGTCCGTGGGCAAGGCGGAGGGCGCCGAGCAAGCCCAGGCACAGCAGCAAATCACCCAGGCGAAAGCAACGGTCCAGGCCGTGCAGGAGCGAGCACATGTCGATGCAAAAATTTCCGATGTTTCTGATGCTGATCTTGATCAGCGGCTGTCAAAATACAATCGTTCCGATTGACACCGCTTGCTCATGGGTGAAGCCGATCACCACGACCGCGGCAGACCGCAAGGCCATGAACCGGCAGACCAAGGAAGAAATTGCCGCCCACAACGAACTCTACGACCTTAAATGCGTCAACAAATAACAACCGAAAAGGCAGCCAAGGGGGCGGCCTTCGTTGTATCTGGAGTTCGATAAATGATTCCTGACATCTCGCCGCCCATTGGGGTGTGGACTGACGTTTACCTGGCCACCGGCATCACCCCCGGCACCCGCCTGCTGATTCAAAACAAAAGCCCGATCAAGGCGCTGGTATGGGAGGGGGCATCGCCACCGCCAATCATCGGCGGCGACAGTCGGCACGGCTTCGAACTCACCAACAACGGCGACACTTCCAAGTCCACTGCCGGCATCGCCGGGTGCTGGGTTCTGTATTACGAGTCGGGCTACGTCGCCAACGGACGTCTCTGCGTGCAGGAGTATCTGCCATGATCGGCCCGGTAACTGACGTAGGCGCGGATCTTTCCGTGTTCATGCCAAGAGCTGAGGCAGAGACAGCCATCAACACCATGCAGGCCGATATCAACACCCGGGCGAAGTCCTCGACGTTGGCTGCTGTGGCCACAACCGGCGACTACGCGAGCCTGTCAAACAAGCCCGTTATCCCGCCGGCCGGCATCACTGCAGCGGATCTCTCGGTGGCGCTGGCATCCTACGTGACTACCTCGGCACTCACCTCTGCCCTGGCAACCGCTGGCGTATCGGCAACTCGGCTCACGGCAACGCTCGGCGCCGGCGGCACAGTCACAATTGCCCATGGCAAGACCGTTGCGCCGGTCATCGTGCCGGTGTCGCGGTATGCATCTGATCAGGAGTTCGTTGCGGTTGTAGGATCTGTCACGGCCACACAGGTGACGCTCACAGGCAAGCGAAGCCGTGGAACGCTGCTGCTCACAAGCGGGCCGTTTGAGCCGGCTGCGTCCGGAGATATCGTGGAGGTTTTGGTAATCGGCAGATGAAGGAAGGCCGGCATTGCGCCGGCCTTTTTGTTACTCCAATCCAATTTCCACAAGAGGCAAATGATCATTGCATTTTTTTATCTTCCCGCCGCATCTGCCACAAACAACATATTGGTGCTCTTCGTCACCAAGGCATATTGATGTGAACCAACCCCTTTGAGTTATATAGACATTAATCGTATGTGACGGTTTATGCAGGCCTAGCCTGCAAAGGATTTTCATATCACCATCTGTGCAAAAAAATAGACCTCTTTGTCCTTCTCCTTGATCACGAACCAAGCATCAGAGGTCAATCGGTCCATCAGGTTCTTGAAGTCGTAACGCCGCGCTCTTTTCATTCTTCTTCACCTCCGCCCATGCTTTCTGCCGCTTATTTGAACAGGCCCTGCTCTTGCAGTGTGACCGGTCATTCCCGCAATACTCGCACCGGTTCGGCAGTTCCAGCGCGTAGTTCATTTTGCCGGCGGTCATTTGTCTGGCTGCTTGCGGTAGCCGGCGTCGTAGAGTCGTTCAGCCATTACCAGATAATGTGATGCCTCAAAAGACGCATAATTGATTTCGCTGAGCATTTGAGCAACTACGGTTTCACGCTCTTCCGCCGCGATCTGCTCGGGCGTGCGGATGGGGCGGAACTCATCCACCCAAGCAGGCCGTGTCGTCTCAAGGTCAAAAACAAGGCATTCGTTCTCGGCGCCATCCATTCCGCTTTTTACAACTTCAACCTTGCGCCATTCCCAACCCAAAGCTACTTCACGTGACAAGCCTGGCGGCATCTTGGCCTCACACACCGTCCCAACCGGCGGCCGGCCTTCGCCAGTCCATGCTGGCGCGAATTCCTCGCCGCACTCTGGGCAGCCTTGATCATTGCCGTGGCTGTGTTCGCAATGATCGTCCGGCTTACGATGCACAGTAAAAAACTGGCCTTCACGAAAACCGTGCCACTGGCCGCCGAATGCGCCTTCAAAAACTCCGTCGACTCGGCGGTACCAGCCACTGTGCTTGCGATGCTCTTCGGTTGTTCCCTCAAGCCACAATGGAAATCCTTCCGGCGCCTTACTCCAATCGATATCCATCAAACACCTCCTTTGAAATTGGTCTTCATGCCGCCGAAGAATCGGCGCACGTTTCGGGTGATCAGCAGAACGCCAGCGGTAAAGCTCGGCGGCTTGTTGGCACAAGACTGCTCAAGGCGATCAACGACCGGAAGCGCGAACTTTGGATCGTTGGCAAGATTGCGCAGCGTCTCGATCATCTCGCAGGCATAGCGTTTGCCCTGCATGAACTGGTAGCGATCATTTGCCATCGTCTGTCTCCCGAAGTTCCAGCCATTCGCCGCGCTTCAGCTTTTCGCTGATGGCCTGCAGCACGAAAGAGTTGAGCGGGATGTGGAGTTCATCGGATGCACTGGCAGCGCGCCCGTGCATGTCTTCAGGGATCCGCAAAGTGGTGGTGATTGTTTTCGGTTTGGTGCTCATGCTTGGTTCTCCGCAATGCCTTTGGCAATCCATACGCCTGTTACGCCTCGTTTGGCCAGCGCCGAAGCCGGCGGCAGCTCTTTCATCGTTCCGCAAAGGATGATGGTTTCCATCGACTTCATCTGCTCAAGCTGGCAGCACATGCCCAGCAGTTCCTGGCGAGCGGCCGCGTGCAGAATGTCGAAGCCATCCAGCACCACCATTTTGAGCTGGCTGATCTGCGCAATCGCCAGCGCAAACAGCGCATCGGCGCGCCACTTCTCGGAGGCGCTGCAAAGCCCATACAGGCGACCGCCGTAGGTGATGGCCATGTCTGCCTGGACTTCTGGAGATTTCCACCCACACAGGCTGGCGTGAGCTGCCAGCGACTGGTTGAAGGGGGCGATCGCGTCAGAGAGAAGATCGGCAGGAATCCCGTCTGGCGACAGCGCATCACCAACGGCAAGCCAAGTCTTCACCTCGATGTGAGCCTTGGCAGCCTGCTCGGTCTTCTCGGCGACTTTAGAGAAATCGATGCGGGCCTGTTGCTTGTCATTGAACTGGGAGCGCAGCGTATCGGCCTTGGCCTTCTGCCCTGCGAGCGCATCTTTGCCCTGTTGGATTTTTACTTCGTCGATCACCTCAACCTGCTCAGCCAAAATCGATTCAAGCTGCTTGCCCGCAGAAACGGCCTCGGCGACCGACGCGATATCGTTGGATAGTGTGCGCTTCAGCAGCTCGATGGCGTCCTTCATGTTGCGCACGCGCAATGCCAAGTCGGTCACCAGCTTGGTGTCGGCCTTCATGCCCTGGAACTTCTCCAGCGCGCCGCCATTGATTCGCAGCTGCTCGCCACAGCATGGGCAGGTAACCGGAACAGATCCGGCTTGCAGGGTTGAAAGCTCCAAGGTCAGCGCCGGCAACTCAGCCTCGCGCGCCTTCAGGTCTTTCTCTGTCGCGGCTTGCTTGGCCTTGCGCCGGGTGATCTGACCCGCAAGATCTTCCACGGCCTGCTTACGATGCACGTAGCTGGCAGATGCCTCGCGTTTTGCCTCCAAGCCCCCGACGTACCTCTGTCCCTTCTCGACTTCTGCAGCGACCTTCTCATGCTCAGCCATGAGAGCCTGTAATTCGGCTTCTGTTGGGCACTTTCCCTCTGGAATTGGTGCTTTCCAGTCTTCAGCAACAATCGATCCCCACTTCTGCCCAGTGATCTGCCCCCATGCACCCTTGGCAGTTGTGCCGCGCGCATAAGCCTCTTTTGCCGCCGCCGGGAATCCAGTCTTCCAGTTGATCGCGAAGTCTGTCGCCAGCGACTCGTCGATGCCCCGCTCAACCAGTTTCTGGATGATGATCTTGCTGGAGGTCTTGCAGTTGGTCAGCTGGAAAAGTAGCGTTCGGCGCTGATCGGCATCCAGCTCGGCGAACTTCGAAGGACGAAGGACGAATGGGAGGAACTGCATCCCGGGTAACTCGTTGGCATGATGCTCGCCCTTTGGGAGGCGAAACTCTGCCGTGCCTCCACCGTCTTCGTAGCTGATGGTGATCCGGCCCTTTGCGGCATCGTCGCGCAGGAGCTGCGCCAGATCCTTCTTTGCCGATACGCGCGATGGCGTACCAAGCAGCGCCATGCTGATGCAGTCAGAAAGAGTGGACTTTCCTACAGCGTTATCGCCAGCCACGAGGGTGACGCCCCCGAAATTGATATCGGCCCTGGACAGGCCGAGCACTTCAGAAATCGCGATGGATTGAAGCTTCATTGGTCTTTCTCCGGTTGTGAAAACGGCGCCTTGTGTGGCGCCGTTGTGATACTAGTCAGATGTCACTGTACAGTCAAGCGGCTTGCTCCAGAACTTCGCGCCCGCCCATCTCGTCTTCCGCCGAAATGACACCTTCCATTTCCAGGCGGTCGATTGCGTCGTCAGCGACTTCATCGGTCACGCCATGCTTGATCGTGATCGCGATCTTGGCCACGCTTTGCTTTTCGATCACACCGGCCTTGATCGCCTGATAGAGGTCTTCGGTCAGCTCTTCATGAATCGCTGGGCCATCCTGCCCATCTACAGGGTCTTCGCTGGTCTTTACAGCCTTCGGCATGCTGTAGCTGCCATCTTCCTCGGCAACGATCTCGCCCTTGCGCGCCAGCTCGGCCAAAACAGCTTCGGCCTTCTGGAAGCCGATGCCCAGGACGTTCTGGATGCCGGCGATGGTCGGGGTGCGCACGTCCGCGATGAACTTGCTGGCCTTTTCCATCATGGCCGGCTCCAGGACGATGGACGCGGCGACATCGGCAGCTGCCTTGGTCTTGCCCTTGGCTGGGGCTTTCTTGGCTGGCTTGTCACCGTCCAGCGGCAAAGATTTCTGGTCCTTCTCGGACTGGATGTTGTCCAGGGCATCGAAATAATCGCGTTCGTACAGAACGATCAGGACATCAGACTTGTCCTGGGTCTTGCTGATCAGCTCGTTGAAGTATTTCTCTCCGCCGTCGACGCTGACGGTCAGGACTGACTTGGCATCGATGGCGATTTTCTTCAATGTTCCGCTTACGGTCGGCGTGCCGGCGCTGGCGATGATGCGGGCGGCCAGCAATGCGCTTTCCTTGAGGTTGTCGGTCAGCTCGGCGATAGCTGCGTCCTGCTGCTTTTCGGTCAGCTTGCGGAAGCCTACTTCGTGCTTGCTGAGCTGGCCGATGCAGGCCTGCACCAAGTCATGCAGAAGAAATTCACCAGTAATCTCCGATGGAAGCTTGCCTTCTTTTGCGGCTTTGTCGATCACTGCTTTTTGCTGAGCGTTCATAGGTATTTCCTTTGGTCTATTGAGGGTTTGGTGCGGCATCCGTGCCGCGGGTGTTATTCCATCGAAAATTCTTCGTCGGCGCCTTCCTGGTCGAGCCTTGGCTCTGGCTCTTTCTCAGGCTCTGGATCCTGCCGTTTTTGCTGGCGTTTCTTCGGCTCGGTGATCTCACCGGTTTCTTTGTCCAGCGATTCGTCAACGCCGAGCTGTTGTGGCTCTTCGAATACGCTGAACTCGCCGGTGATGGCTGAGGCGTTGTCCTGGTCGACGCCGGCGTCCGCCTTCTCGTCGAGGATCACTGCCTGGGTCACTTCGATGGAAACCGGCAGGTATTTGAACAGTCGGCGGATCACGGTCTTCTTGGCCATCTCGTCGAAATGGCTGACCCATGGGCCGTTGTTGCCGGCCTTGCTGGTGGCCTTGACCTTCAGCACGTCAGCCTTCGACATGACCTCGAACTGGATGCCGCCGCCTTTCAGCTTTGCCACGGCATAAACATGCGTAAATTCGCCGCGATCACCGGTGGCCGGGATGTGCTCCAAGGTTTCATCGAGCCCGTAGGTGTAGGCGAACTGGTCATTGCTGTACACGGCGCGCGCGTTGAGGCTGATGATTTGCCCGGAGCGCCGTGCCAGGTCAATCATCCCACGATAGCCGATGATCAGCTGACAGTTGGCCAGCCCATCAGAGGCCTTGCCATTTCCGAACGGCAGCAGGTAGGCGTGGCCGAGCGCAGCGCCAGGCTCAAGGCCGAGCTGTGCGCACTGCATGATGGCACCCATGAATGACTGGACGTTGCACTTGCCCAGCGCCGGGACTTTGCGAACTTCTGTCATGGCAATGCGCATCAGGCGATCGGCCGTCAGGTGCTTCGGCATGGCCAGCGCCATTTGCTTTTTGACGCTATCGCTGTTCATCAGCCCCATAATCGATTTCGGGTCTGCAGCTTGAGCCGCAGGTGCTTGCCCGCTGGCTGCCTGTCTCAATTGGGTGGTGCTCATTATTTGATCCTCATGACACGACTGGTGCTGTCGTAGCGGAATTTCTCCGCAATGGTTGGGTGTTTTGCGGTGAACGCTTTTCCATCGAACAACCTGGCTTTCTGCGATTTCCAGCTGAGCAGCGTATCAGCGCCGAATTTCAGCACCTGATGCTCGCCCATGAACAGTTTGATTCGCTTGGCAGCCTCTTCGGCATCACCCTCAAGCAGTTTGATGCGTTTCTTCAGGTCTTTCAGATCCAGGTAGGCATCACGGATCTGGTCGGTTGCCTGGATCACGCTGCCGGCATCCCACGGGAAAAGGCGCTCGATATCACCAACGGTGGCTGGCTCCGGCGCAACTCCGGCAACGATGTGGTCATTCCAGAATTCGACCGCAGCCTTCTTCAGATTGGTGATGATCTGCTGGTCGCGATCGACACGGTAAATACGGAAGTCGTCGATGCCAATCAGCACCGGGAACTCTGCCAACTCGGCGCCGTTGATGCCCATGCCGAACATGGCCTGGGCGTTGTAATAGACCGGGATCTCGTCGGTCATCTCGGAACCCCAGACCTTGCCCCAGTCTGCGCGCGCGGACTTGGCCTCGACGTTCTTCCCGCTCTCGGTTTCGGCGTCGATCTCTGCGGCCAGGAATGGGTATTCCAGATCGACGTAGCGTTCGCCACGATGGATCAGGGTTTCGCCCGTGTCTTCCGCATACATGTCGAGGATGTAGGGCTCTAGGCGCTTGCCGCGCTTGAAGATGGCAGCCTTGGTGTCATCGATTGGCTGACGCCCTTTGGTCTTGTCCAGGAACACGTCAAGCTTCGTGCGCCATGGGCTGATGCCGAGGATCGCGGCGATGTCGGAGCTGCCGAAATAGCTCGACCGGTCCAGCTCGCCGACGGATTGTTGAATGGTCATTGCCTATCTCCAGAAACTAAAAAGGGATTCGAGAGCAGAGTCGCCTTTCGGCGTTGGCGGACTGGAATTGGTTCCAGCACTCTGCTCGCGAATCCCTACCAATTTAAAGCCCGCCAAGACTTTGTGTTTCAGGCGCTATCCTGACTGCTTTCTGACATCACTTCAACTGATTTATCGAGGATGTCGCGATAAATCGGCTGGCAGTATTCGCCGGCCTTGTCCTTCTTCCGGCGGATTGACACGTACAGAGCTTTTCCGGATGCCATGGCTTCGCATTGCGAGGGCCGGATGAAGCCCAGCACCTGCCCGCAGCGCTCCAGCTTTTCCCTTGCCTCGGCGCGCATGACCTCGCCGATCAGCTCCTTCAGATCCAGGATAGAAACCTCGATGTTTGTACGCCCGGAGTTGATGGCGCGGTGCATATCAGCCTGCAAAAACATGACTGTTTTGTTCATATTTACCTCAGCGGATGTAGACGAAGTAGAACCAGGCGAGAGGAGGGATGGCGAGCAGGATCATGGGTTCACCCCATTCAGCGCAGCGGCGGCGTCGAGGCAGTCGTTCCAGCCGATGTTTCCGTACCACTCTGCGTCGGTGCCTTCGAAGGAACGATTAATGTCTGGTTTGCGCTCAGGCAGCACCACCGCGACCGGCGCTGGCGGGGCAAAGTACAGAGGCTCGACGATGCCGTCCCAGTCCTTGGCAACATCCCATCGGTCGGTAAGGTCGCGAATCAGCCCGCCACCGTTTAAAAGCGCCCATGCATCAGCCTCACCCCTCCCGCTCTCCAGCTCAGCGATGCGCGCCTGTAACAGGTCACGCTCGGAGGCCAGCGCTTCGAAATCTTCAATCGGCCCGAGTACGCCGTCCCCGTCACAAGTTCCGCATACGTCCATGTCAGGCTCTGGCGGCTGGTTGTGACCCTGATAGGAACTGTGACCGGAATAGACTTCCCCCTGGCCGCCGCAGTCACGGCACACGCAAAGGTGCGCTTTGATCCGGGCGCTCTCTGCCTGTAGCTGGGCGATGGTGGATTGCAGGGCGGCGACTTCGTCAGCAAGCGCGTCATTTTGAGAGTCAAGCCCGTCGCAAGTTGCTTGCAATCTTTCAGCTTCAGTTACCCCTCCAGGCCCTGCGCTAATTGCGTCGGGGTCGAAGTTGAGGGACTGGCACTCACGGGCAACTTGATAACTTTCTGTTCCAGGCTCTCCATTCCCCGCACCTAAGTAGCCGCAACCGATTTCATCACAATGTTCAACTGTTGAGCATCCGCAGCGGTCGCAGCCCATGTGCGCCATGGTATTCGTCTTCCCGGGTGCAGGCACTCGTTCGCCGACAGGGGCATCCAGCAGGGCGCGCAACTGCTTGGTAATACCCAACGGAATAAAGCTTGATGAATTTCCACAGTGAAGAAGGTTTGTCAGCAACTCACGCGACACGCCGTCAATCGTTGGGTTATTGGTCATGGTCAGTCCTCGATCATTTCGTGTGCCAGGTTGATAAGCCGTCGGTTTTCGGCGCGTATTTTGTCGATTTCTTTCTTGATCTCGTCGCGCTCTTTCTCGGCCTTGTTCGCCCGATGCCAATAATGCGCAGCAAGCTGTCGACATTCGGCGTCGGTTTTCTCCTTGAGGAACGCGGTCTTACTCATGACTTCCTGCCTCGGGTTTGGGGTTGAGGGCGGCGGCAATTTCACCGCGAAGAACTTCAATTGCGGCTTCCCAGTTCTTGTTCAAATGCCTTTCAGGATCTGAGCCGGTCATTATGTAAATGAAGTCGTCAGCACGGCGTAGCAGGACAGCAAGACGATCAATGCGCTGCTCGGCGGCGGCAAGTTTCTCGCCTGCGGTTTCCGCATCTAGGTAAAGGTTGCTGATCAGCAGACTAACTTCGGCCACCGATTTCGCATAAACCTCATAACCCATGCCATCAAGCCCCGGAACTATATCGATCAGAAGGTTGGTGACGCTCAAAGCCTCAGCCGTATCGGCTCGCAGGCCTTGGGCGTCGAATTCAGTAGCAAGTACGACATCTGGCCCGTGCGGGAAGTACTCGATCTTTGAGCCGCCAAACGAAAACATCGTTTGCGCTTTATAGCGATGAACCGGTTTCACTTCACTCATGACATGCACCATTGAATAAATTGCGGAAGGCCGTTGCAGGCCAGGGCGATAAGGCAGTAGGCGTAGGTGGTCATTTGTGGTTAGCCTCGAATGCGGCAAGAACCCAGCCGCGCGGTGTTGCACTTCGGATGTTTTTGGTGCGTATCGATTTCCCTCCGCACTTCTTCCAGCCGGGGTTGTCCTTGTGAAGTGGCTTAACCGGCCTGCGCTTTGGCTCTTTGAACCCAGGGCCTTTCCAGATGCAGGTGTTCTTGTTGTAGGCGTCACGTGGCGGATAAACCTCTGGGTACAGAGGGTGGACATCATCATCTGGCAGGTAGTCCCCATATGCACACGGATGGAACTTGAAGTCAGGCTTCCGCCAAAGCGTGGAAAGTTTCCCAACAGGATTTTCAGCGCCCCAACAGTCGCAGTTGACAGCTTTTGCAACTTCAGGAACCAGCTTCACCAAAGCAACCGCTCGATCCAAGAAGTCCGGGATGTCCAAAGCCTTCTTTTTCCAGTGCTTTGAACCGGCATTTGTCAGATCGGTGCACTCAGGAAATCCAAATACGAAATCAGCCTTGCCCCCGACCATCCGAGCGATATCCACTGCGTGCTTTTCGATCTGATCATGGTGAAACCACATGCCGACCTTGAACAGATTTCCTTCCCTGGTAATGCCTTCCTGGTGCTGACCATCGAATAGCCAACATTCGTATCCGGCATCAAGCCACGGCTGCGCCATTAGGCCGGTGTAGTCGTACAGGAAAATCGCTACCTTGCTCACGCTTCAATACTCCAGTTAACCCCGTCCTTCGCCCGCTGATCTCGAAGCTTGGCCAGGTGTGCGCCGTAAAGGCTGATGCCGTAGATGGCGAGGGTGATGATTGCCAGCCATGTGCCGGCGGCGTAGAGGGCGGTCAGGATCATGGCTGAACCCTCTTGAACTCGACGACCCAGACCCACGGGTTGGCTTCCCATGAGCCAGCACCGTTGATTTCGCTCCACAGTGATGCATACGACATGACCTGGTTGTCCACGTAGCTGTTCGTTCCACCGTCGCGATATCGGCGCCAGTGGCCGGATGACTGAAAGTCGGTAAAAGGCTCGATGCCTTCGGCAATTGCCTGCTCATCGCTGATGTCCTGCAACCGCTCGACGCGCACGTCGGTGATCTCTAGCAGGATGCGGCAGGCGGCGCGCGGCATGTGGATGCTAGGCTTCCACTTCAAGCCGTAATCCTTTCTCGCCTCGTCGGCGTGCGATCCTGCCGGGCAGTCAGCCGCATAGGCGTAACGCTGCAACGGGCTGTCGGGTGTTGGCCGATGCTCGACACCGGTGCCGATCAAGTCCATGAAGGTCTCGCGCACCCACAGCCGCTCACCGGGCGTACCATAGGGGCAATCTGCGATTATTTGCTGCTTGGCATTTGGGTAAAGCCAGTGGCCGCCACGTTTGTTTTTAAAGGTCAGCATCGGGCCGATCATGTCGACCATGCGCACTTCGGGCTGAACTTTCACCGCCCGACGCGTGACCGTCTTCCGGCCATCCAGAATGGCGCGCACCATCGGCGCCGAGAACAGGATCGGCCTTTCCTTGACTTCAATCATCACTCAATCCTCTTCAGTAATCCCGGCCGCGTCTTCTTCGTGACAGCCGGGGCAGTGCCAGTGGTTTCGTACCCATGCCGAATGCGAGAATTTTCTTCCGCATTTCAAAAACTTGCACGGAATCATGATTTCATCATCCGGCGCATCAAGTAGCGGACCACCAACGTAAATCGCGTTGCGCGGCTTCACCACCAACCCCTTACCGTGCCGAAAGCCACCAAAACGATGATTGCCAGCGTGGCCAACAGCTCCCAGCGCGATGGTTGGTCGTCATCGCCGATCATGCGTTCGCCCAGCGCGCGCTGCCGCTGGATGTGCAGCTCGACCTGCGCACGGTTGTCTTTCGTGGCCTGGCGCTTCATTTGGCACGCTCCGCAAGCATGGCGTCGGCGTAGGAATACGCTTCTTCTGCTGCATCCCGAGGGTCTATTTCGGAAAGGTGAGGGACTGCCGAGATGATGCCTTGCATCGCTTTAGCAGCGAAGTAATCTCGCAGCTTCATCCACTGGAATTTGTCACGGCCGATAGATTCTAAGTGGTATTCCTTGAGTAGTACGGCATCAGCAGATGGGAACGCCGATCCGCCATTATCTTTATTTCTCATCTCACACCTCGTTCTGAATAATTGCGATCAGCAACGCGCTGACGGATCCTGTCGATCTCACCCCAGTAGTGCAGGCGCTCGGCAATCGTGCAGTCCTTTGTGAAGACGGCGTGCCCGATGAATCCGGAGGCGTATTGCAGCAGCAGGTTGCAGGGCTGGCGCTCCGTCTCCTTTGACGCTTGCAGCAGCATTGCTTCCAGGTGGTCGCGAACTTCCGGCGCCATCGGGTCGCCCTCTACCGGCTTCGGCATGCGCCGGACTTCAGCGGTGATCGCCTGCTGGTAGTGCAGGCTCGGGGCAAACAGTTCTTTCGATTGGGTGAGCATTTCAGATACTCCGGTGTTGGTGTTGTTATCGGAACTCGATTGGCAGAAACGGAACAAGGTCTTCACTCAGCATGTACCAGAATTCGCCTTCCGCATCCGGGTCGACGAACTGCAAGTAGCCCTGGGCGATCTTGGCAACCCGTAGGCCTCGGAATGCGCGGCGGTCTTTCATGGTCGTCTCCTGTTGCTGGTACTGGCAAAGCCCCAATCAAGGGGCTTGAGGTGGGCGGGGTTGGTTAACCTGGAAAGGCCTCGCGCATCAGCTTCTTGCGAGCAGCAGCCTTTTTTGCTTTGGCCAACTGGCGTCGCTCGTAGCGGCTGAGCTTTGGGTAGTAGGAACTCGATGTCTCGTTCATCTCGTCTTGCTCCGTTGTTCGTTGGTGGTGTTGCTTGAGACGAACTATAGGATCACCAGTGGCTATCTGTCAACTCACAAATACAATAAAAATATGCATTCGTGAGAAATAATACCCTTGCTTGAAATTATTGGCTCGCCTATAGTGGCCAGCATCAACCAAGAGGATCGCCTGTATGAATGCTTCGAAGTCCCTGAAAATAGCCCTGGCCAAGCGCGGTCTGAACCAGATCAAGTTCGCTGCAATGGCCGGCATGACGCAGCCAAGCGTTAGCGGTCTGGCCAGTCGGACAAACTGGAATTGCGAAAGCCTTCAGAAAGTCGCCGACGCACTCGGCCTGAAGGTCAGCGAATTTGTAGCCCTGGGTGAAGACCATGAAAGCAAGTGACGGATTCACCATCCACACGGCAATCGCCGGTCTGATCGTCTTCACGGCAGTGGCCGTGATCGTCTGGTTCTGCGTCTCCATGCGCTGGTTCGATGCGCTGCCCTGGCTGCTCTTCGTCGGCGTTTTCGGCGGTATGGCGTGCGCTGCGAAGATCGAAGGCGCGCTCAAGTCGAATCGGGAAGGATTCTGATATGTCGAACTGGGTAAAGCTCTCTCGCAAACTGGCGACCAGCGCGATTGCGGCAAAGCCCGAGTACCTGGCTGTTTGGATTCACCTTCTGCTTTCGGCGTCTTACAAGGAAGGAGAAATTCTCGTCGGGCGGCAGGTTGTCAGGTTATTACCGGGGCAATTGGTATTTGGACGGCATAAATTCTCTGAGAAAACTGGTGTCAGCGAGAGTATTGTTCGCAGCGCTCTAAAAGTGCTCGAATCTCTCCAGCAGATAACCATCAAATCAGAGTCAAAATTCTCAATAATTACAATAACTAAGTGGTCATTCTATCAGGAGTCATCGCCAGCAAATGACCAGACGTTGACCAGCAAGCGACCAGCAAGTGACCACAATAAAGAAGTACAAGAAATACAAGAAGAAGATCTAAAGCACTCGTCATCTGACGATGACCAGAAAGCGGCAAAAGCTCCGCCAGTGCCTTACGAAGAAATCAAGGCTGCGTATGCCCGGATTCTCCCAGGCAAGCCTCAACCGAAGATCTTCGACGATGAGCGGAAAAAGAAACTCCGTGAGCGATGGGCAAGCAATCCTAAGTTTCAGTCAGTCACGTGGTGGGAACAGTATTTTACCGCGATATCGAAAAGCACTTTCCTGATGGAGCGGCAGACATTCGCTTTCGACTGGTTCGTGAACAAGGCCAATTTCAAAAAGATCGTAGAGGGAAATTACAATGACCGTGCGTGACCCATACAGCCAAGAGGCCGAGCAGGCCGTTTTAGGTGCAATGCTGATAAAGCCCGAGCTGATCGATGTTCTGTCGGCAGAGCTAAAGGAATCCGATTTCTTCTTCGGTGCTAACCGCGAAGTATTCAAAGCCATCATGGAGCTGAAGGCCAGCAGCTTACCTGTCGACTTCTTGACCGTTGGCGAACACATCGGTGCGCTGCACGACGGAACTCCAGCCTTCGCCTATACCGCGGAGCTGCACAAGAACACGCCGAGCGCTGCAAACGCCAAGTCCTACGTCGGTACGGTTCTGGAGCGCAGCATTGACCGAGCCCTGGTCGCGGCCTGTTACAACATCAGCGAGATCGCCGGCACTGACAGCAGTGCTGAAGACAAGATTGCTCAGGCCCAAGCCGAGATCAATTCGATCACCACTGGATCTGGTGAGTGCGAGACGATCACCGGCAAGGAAGCGATCAGCAAGCACGTTGACGAGCTGGAGCGCCGCGAAAGCCTCGGCGGTGAAATCGACGGCCTGACCACGGGCATAGCGTCACTTGATGCAAAGCTGATGGGACTGAAGCCGGAAGCGCTCATTGTGATCGCCGGCCGGCCGAAGATGGGTAAGACCACCCTGGCCATGAACATTGCCGACCACAATGCGGTGCAGTGCCACAAACAAGTCCTGGTGTTCAGCCTTGAGATGTCAAACCAGCAGCTTATGGACAAATCGCTGGCAAGCCTTGGCTCGATCCCGTTGCAGGCGCTGAAGGACGGCACAGCCATGCGCACGCACTCGAACGAGCTGCTGTGTGCTTCCGCCAAGATTGCCGACTCGGGGCTGGCGCTGTATGACCGCAAAGGCGCAACCATCAACCGTATCCGCTCCGTGTCTCGACGCCACAAGCTCAAGCACGGCCTTGATCTGATCCTGGTCGATCATATCGGCCTGGTCGACGTTGAAGACAGCCGCGCCAATGCCGTACAGCGCATCAGCGAGATCACACGTCAGCTGAAGCTTCTGGCAAAGGAACTGAGCGTTCCAGTGATCGCGCTGAGCCAGCTCAACCGACAACTGGAGGCTAGGCCGAACAAGCGCCCGATCCCGTCCGACCTGCGCGACTCTGGGAGCATTGAACAGGATGCAGACCTGATCATGTTCGTGTACCGGGATGAGGTCTACAACGAGAATACGGAGTACCGCGGCGTGGCCGAGGTGATCATTGGCGTTGCTCGGGATATCGAGCCGTGTACGGTGAAGACCCGTTACCAGGGCAAATACAGCTCATTCACGGATCTCTCAGCCGACTACGAAGAGCCCGCGCCGCGACCGCTGCGCACTTACGCGAGCAGCTCACTGCTCGATTGAGGTGAAAAATGGAGCACGCAGGAGCAATCGCGAAACGATATCTGGAATGGGCGAAACAGCAGGCTGAAAAAGCGAAACAGGAACAGCAAAAAGACGACTCGCAGAAGCGCGGGCATCACCACAGCGGAGAAAGACCATGAAACCGAAAGTCAGGCCATACGAACGGAAATCCTTACTCCTTGGCTGGGTATGCCGGGGCTACAAGGGAAACGTATTCCACTGCAGCTTCGGCGAAACTTGGTGGGATGCCTGCAAACAGTGGCATGAGACAGAGCCAAAGGCCTACGCCACGAAAGAGCGAAGCCCTGATTTGTCGGATGACATTCCATTCTGAAACACCAAATGCCGGAGAAAGACCATGAACAGGTTGCTTACCCCCAAGGAATTCGACAAAGAATTCAACGCGGCGCTTTTACTGGAACTCCAGGAGAGATTGGCGCAGATGACACAGGAGCGTGACGACATCCAGCTTCGTCTGCACGCCATCGACCACGCCTACAACGAGCAGCAGCGCAGCGAGAACAAGCTGATCATCGAGCAGCAGGAAACCATCCGCCGTCAGCGCCAATTCATAAGGACTCTCTACACGTCGCGTAAGGCGCGCAAAAGCAAAGGCAGTACATCGGGTCAAAGTAATCGAGAAAATGGCGTAGGCGCGAAGAGCGGGGGCAATGCGGCGATTATTTGCAGCCATGAAGGGTTGCATAAGCACTATCAGGGTCCGTGCCCTCACTGCGGCGCGGGTACTATTGGTTGAAGTGAAACAACATAACAAATCGTAAGGGCCGAAAAAGAATCGAGGGTTCAGCATGAAGACGATGGAGATGTTCGAAACGCATTGGGCAGATGTTCACGACCTGCCGGTGGAAACGCTTGCCCAGTATCGGCATGCGACGAAGGACGGGTATCGGCTGCCGGGCATGGCATCGCACTACAGGACGTTCTGTGCGGCTTTGCAGGCTGCTCCGAAGGCTTCGGTCGATGTGATGACCGATGAAGAATTTCAACGGCGCGTGATGGCGTGGGGTGGCGTATGAGCAGCGACACGATGCGGGAAGAGTTTGAGGTGTGGTTCAAAGAACGCTTTTGGCATGAGTGCTACGAGGATGTGAAGCATCACCTATTTTCCGCCTGGCAATCCTCCCGCGAATCGCTGGTGATTGAGTTGCCACCGGTTCGCAATGAGCCGTCGTGCGATGGGGCCTCTGACGGGGAGGTCGCATCCTGGAACATCTGGGTTGGTGACAAGCTCGCGAAGGCCGAATGCCGTGAAGCCATCGAGTCCGCCGGCCTGAAGGTGAAGCCATGATCCGCAAGCTCTGCATAGCCATCTACCACTGGTTCGTCGTTTCGTGCTTCATGGCCGTTACCTGGTTCATGTACGTGACCACGCACTGATACAATGACCGCAGACCAAACAGACCGGAGAAAGACCAAATGAACGATTACAGCGAACTGAAGCGGCTGGCTGAGGCTGCAACGCCAGGGCCATGGGCCGGTGAGCACGATGTTTATTCCGATGGTGGCCACGGGGAAAGAATCTGCAAGATGGCGACGGCAGAAGACTCGGCTTTCATCGCCGCCGCCAACCCTGCCGCCGTCTTGGCCCTGATCGCCGAACTCGAACAACTCCAAGGTGCCCGCAAGCTTTGCCACATTCACGGCCTAGAGGAATGCGTGACCTGCTTCTGGCCACCGGCGCAGCTTGAAGATCTGGCACGGCTGAGGTCTGAGAATGAGTCGCTGCTCAAGGAGCAAGATTCCTGGCACAAATACGCCGAAGAGACACGAAAAGCTTTTGAAGAGGTTGCCGAGCTGCGCAAGGACGCCGAGCGGTATCGGTGGTTGCGAAAGCCTGGCAATACGTGGGGTGACCATTTTGATGTTAATGCTCTGGATTTTTGGATCGTTGGCAGCCGCGAAGAGGTAGAGAATCCACATTGCGACGATCTGGATAAATCCGTTGACTATTTCATGGCAAAGGATTCAGCCAAATGACCGAAACCCTGTTCGTGTGCGTGCCGGGAGATCCGTTCGGCAAACAGTCCGTGCGCGCCGGCCTGCGCGGCAAGCGGGTCATCACCTATATGCCGAAGGAAACGGTAGAGTATGAAGACCGCTGCCACTGGGAGGCAAAGCTCAGCATGCAGGGGCGCCCGCTGATGGAAGGGCCGGTTGAACTCAAGATCCAGCTGTTCTTTCCAATCCCCGCATCGTGGAGCAAGAAGAAGCAGGAGGCCGCGCGCCTGGGCCAGATTGTCCCGACCAAGAAGCCGGACAGCTCGAACTGCCTCAAGGCTATCGAGGATGGCTTTACCGGTGCCGTCTGGGTCGACGACTGCCAAGTGGTTGACCACCACATCACCAAGCGCTTCAGCGACAACCCATGCGTCATGGTGCAGGTCACGGCCCTAGATCTACTCGGCACCAATGACAAGTTGCCCGGCACTGCAAAGGAAGTCGAAGAGCCTATTGATTTGTTCGCCTGACAACGCCTACCATCCGCTCGCAGGTCGTGCAAAGGTCTGCACGCGGTTGGTCGCCGTCCGACCTGCCGCCAGGCCCCGGCGAAATGGGGCCGCCTCGCCTCCTAAGCATTGACGGTGATGCAGCTCGCTCGTAACGAGACGACACGAGGTTCGAATCCTTGAGGAGGCACCAAATTGGGATGTAGCTCAGTTGGTAGAGCTGGCGGCTGTTAACCGCCCGGTCGGAGGTTCGAGCCCTCCCGTTCCAGCCAAACAACCAGCGCCAAGATATTCAGCCTGGAAGGCATCCGACTCGCTCGGCAACTGCTCCAGATACTTAACCAGCCCGCACACGCGGAACGTCTTCATCAGACTGCTTGCTTGAAGGGATGAGAACGCGTGGCTAAGTCCATTGCCCAACACGCCCGCTACTGAGTTAGCAGCCTGATGCAGATGAATGCGCAGGCTGATGCGCAAGTGCAAGCGGAGCAATACCGCGAGAAGTGCGAATAGGTGCCACTGTCGTAACGCCGGAGATCAGCGCCGGCCATCTGCTACCAGCAGTCTGGACGCTCGATCATGGCCTTTGAGCCAAGAGGGACTTTGCCAGAATGACAGCCGGAAAGACGGCAAGCCCGGTCGCTCCCCAGCACCGGGCTTTTTCATTTCTGGACTACCATCAGGCATAATCAGATTGCCAGCACCATAGCCCGGCAACGTACCGGGCTTTTTTACGACCAGCACACAGGATTAGCGATGGGAATTTCAGACGCCGTTCAGGAAATCGAATTGTGGGCCGCCGAGGACAGCCGCTATGGCGAAGAACTCGACCTCGGCTCAGCGCAAGGCGTAGGCTTGGGCCAACCAGGACTTGATGATTCATCGCCAGCCGTGCGGAGGGAGCGTGATGAATGACCAGACCGAAACCCCTGAACAAGCGAGGCAAAATCAAATGGATTCCATGTCGATGGGTAGCAACATCGAGTACAGACTGCAACGTCTGGAAGAAGAGCGACTTCCGCACCGTGTGAGCACGCTCGAATTCAATGTCGCCCAGATCCAGGGCGAGGTCGTTGCGGTAAAGGAAATCGCCAGAGGGATTGGCACAAAGCTTGACTCTGGGATCAACGGACTGGAGCGGTCACTATCGGCTGAGATCGACAAGCTGCAGATGGACCAGGCCAAGAACCAGTCATTCATCCGCGGCGTCGTTTGGGTGGGCGGCGGCCTTGTCACCCTGGTATCACTGGCCCCGCTGGCCGGCGAAGCGTTGAAAAAGCTTTTGGGGGTCTGACCATGGCCGGCGCACCGACACTCTACAAGCCCGAATATCCCGAGCAGATCCGGAAGCTCTGCCTGCTGGGCGCGACCAATGTTGAGCTGGCTGACTTCTTCGGTGTGGCGAACTCTACCTATGAGAAATGGGTGCGCAGGTACCCTGAAGTGCGCGAGGCGATGCGCCTTGGCAAGATGCTCGCCAACGCAACCGTCGCCGAAAGCCTGTACAAGCGCGCGACTGGCTACTCCCATCCAGAGGTGGACATCCGGGTTGTGAAAGGCGAAATCGTCAAGACCGAGATCGTCAAGCACTACGCCCCAGACACCACCGCCTGCATCTTCTTCCTGAAAAACCGCGACAAAGCAAACTGGCGTGACCGGCAGGAAATCGACCATTCCGGCCACATGAATTACACGCAACTGACACCGGAAGAACTCGACCGTGAAATCGCGCGCCTTGCCGAACGAACAAAGGGCGGATAAGGAAAAGCTGTTCCTGCTGCTCCAAGAGAAAGAACGCCGGCGCCTCAGCCGGCTTTGCTTTGTCCAATTCGAAAGCCTCTACGCCTGGCAGACCCGATTCATTCGCGCCACGGCGAACCACAAAGCCTGCATGCTCATGGCTGCCAACCAGGTCGGGAAAACCCGTACCGGCCTGACTATCGACGCATTCCATTTGACCGGCGACTACCCAGATATCTGGCCCGGGCACAAGTTCGAAGTGCCGCCGATGGTGTGGTTGCTCGGCTTCTCGATGGAGAAGACCCGCGACCTGCTGCAGAAGGTTCTGTTCGGCAACCTGGTGGGCGGCAAGTTCACCGGTGGCTTGGTGCCGGCGGATCGAATCCTCGGTCACATCGCTGCCGGCGGAACATCGGAGGCCATGCGCGAAGTCCGCGTGGCTCACCGGTCAGGTGGCACTGCCATCTGCCAGTTCTGGTCATACAGTCAGGGCCAGCACGCGATCATGGGCGACGTTGTGGACTGGTTCCACATCGACGAAGAGCCGAAGGACAAAGCGATCTTCCCACAAGTCATGACGCGGACCGCGAACGGCGACATGGGGCGCGGCGGGCGCGGCATCCTGACCTTCACCCCGGAGAACGGCCGTACCGACCTGGTTGTCCAGTTCATGGACCAGCCAGAGAGCGAAGCGCAGTACATGCAGCGCGCGACGTGGGACGAGGCCCCGCACCTGTCTGCCAGCACCAAACGCGACCTGCTCGCCCTCTATCCAGAATGGCAGCGCGACATGCGCTCGAAGGGCATGCCATTGCTCGGTGCCGGCCTGATCTTCGACATCGGCGACAACGAGATCAAGTGCCAAGCCTTCGACATTCCCGATCATTGGTTCGTCATCAACGGCATGGACTTTGGATGGGATCACCCCCAGGCGCATGTGCAGATCGCGTGGGACAAGGACGACGACTGCCTCTACGTCACTCACGCATGGAAGAAGTCGCGCACGCTGCCTGAGGTGGCTTGGGCCGCCGTGCGAAGCTGGGCAGAAGGTGTGCCCACCGCCTGGCCACATGACGGCCTCCAGCACGAAAAAGGCAGCGGTGAAGAGCAGAAAGCGTCCTATCAACGCGCCGGCTGGTCAATGCTGGCCGATCAGGCCACTTGGCAGGGCGGCGGAAACGGCGTGGAAGCTGGGTTGGTCGAGATGTATTCTCTCTTCGAAAAGGGGAAATTGAAGGTATTCAGCCACCTTTCGGACTTCTTTGAAGAGAAAATGAACTACCACCGCGACGAAAACGGGAAAATTGTCAAGGTAAAAGATGACATACTTGCCGCTGTGCGCTATGCCCTGATGATGCGACGGTTCGCAATTCAGAAAATCAAGGTGGGCCAGAAGAAGGCCGCGCCGAAAGCCCCACCGCGCCGTCAAGCCGGCCCAACTTCTTGGATGAACTGAAATGTCGAGCACAAGCCAGAAAAAAGACGAAGACTTGATCCGCGAGGCGAAAGAACGCTTCAAGATGGGCAGGGAATGGGAGGGGGAATTCAACAACCTGTTCACGGATGATCTGAAGTTTGTGCGCGCCGACCCAGACAACGGCTATCAGTGGCCTGACACGCTGCGCAACTCGCGCCAGAGCGACCGCAAGCCGTGTCTGACGATCAACAAGACCCGCCAGCAGTGCCTGATGATCATCAACGACATCAAGGAAAGCCTTCCGGCGATCAAGATTCGCGCCGTGGGCGGCGAAGCATCATACGACAGCGCCCAGGTCTATGAAGGCATGGCTCGGCACATTCAGTACCAGTCCAACGCTGCAGACGCATACAAGACCGCCACCGAGTTCCAGGTCTGGACGGGCATCGGCTACTGGCGTGTAGTCACCGAGTACGCCGATGAGGATTCGTTTGATCAGGAGATCTTCATCCGTCGAATTCGCAACCCACAGAGCGTCACCCTGGACCCAAACATCAAGGAAGTTGACGGCTCTGACGCCAAATGGGGCTTCGTCCATGACGACGTTCCGCGCAAGGAATTCAACCGTAAGTACCCGAAATTCAAGGATAAAGTCGGTAGCGGAACCATCGGCGATGTAGACGATTGGTGCAACCTGGACAACGTGCGCGTGGCCGAGTACTACTACACCGAATATGTCACTGATGAGCTGATCGCGATGCCTGTTCCTGATGGCGTGGGCGGCGTCCAGATCTCGACCATTCGAAAGTCCGTGCTCGAGCAGCAGAACCCAGAGCTGGCCGAAATGGTGCTGGCCGACAAGGGCATTCAGCGTCGCCCAATCGAAACCCCGTCCATCAAGTGGTGCAAGATCGCCGGCGACGCCATCGTGGAGCGCAGCGACTGGGTTGGAACAACCGTGCCTATCGTTCGCATCGTGGGCGAAGAGTGCATCATTGACGGGAAGTTGGACCGCAAGGGGCACGTGCGCAACATCAAAGACCCGCAGCGCATGTACAACTACTGGTCCAGCTCGGCGACTGAGCACGTCGCGCTTCAGACCAAGACCCCGTACATCGCCGATGACCGCTCAATCGAAGGCTACGAAACCATCTGGGAAACGGCCAACACGGAGAACCATGCGGTTTTGCCGTACAAGTCGACGGACCAGAATGGCAACCCTATTCCACCGCCGCAGCGCGCCGAAGCGCCGGTAATGAGCGCCGGCTACATGCAGGGCATGCAGATTGCGGCCGAAGAAATGAAGATGGCCAGCGGCCAGAACGATGCGCTCATGGGCGCTCCATCCAACGAGATCGCCGGCGTAGCCATCAAGCGCCGAGCCAAACAGGGCGAAACCTCGACCTCCCACTTCCGCGACGGCCTGGCCACGGGTATCCGCTACACCGGCAAGATCCTGATTGACATCATCCCGAAGGTGTATGACACGCCGCGCGTGGTGCGCATCCTGGCGGAAGATGGCAGCGACGACACCGTGAAGATCGACCCGCAACAGCAGGGCGCCATGGTCGAGCAGGAGAAGCCAGGCGGCGAGGGGGTAGAGCGCATCTTCAACCCGGGTGCCGGCAAATATGAAGTCGTGGCAGACACTGGCCCATCCTACGCCACCAAGCGCGAAGAGGCATTTGCCGCAATGACCGACCTAGCTGCGCAGAACCCCTCGTTCCTTGGTCTGGCAGGTGATCTGTACATGCTGTCTGCTGACTTCCCTCTGGCCGACGAGCTGGCCGAGCGCTTCAAGCGGTCGATTCCGGCGAACATCCTCGGCGAGGGGCCATCCCCAGAGCTGCAGCAGGCCATGGACACGATCAAGAACCTTCAGGCGCAGCTGGCGTCGGCAATGGATCTGTCGGCCACCAAGGAAAAGGAAATCGAGGACAAGCAGAAGCAAACCGAAGTCAAGTCCTACCAGGCTATGACCGACCGTCTCGACAAGCTCCTGACCCACATCGAGAACACAGGCGCACTGCCGGATATCGGGATCATCGAGGCCCAAACCATGATCGCTGCCGCCAGCCAGCCGACCCCGATTGACGCACAGCCATCCAATGATGCGCTGACGCTGCCACCACCGAGCATGCAACCCGCAATGCAACCAGACATGTCGCAAGGCATGGCACCGCAACAACCACTCATGTAAAGGAGCTTCAAAATGGCAACTTATACCGGTGTCTCCAACCTCGCTTCGGAAACGCTTTCGAAGATCGAAAAGCTTTCCATCTCACTCACCCCGGTTTCCGTCGCAGCCAACACTGCCGCTGAGCAGACCTTTACCGTGCCCGGCCTGCAGGTCGGTGATTTCGTGGATGTCAGTCCTCCAGGTATCACCGCCGGCGTTTCGCCGCTGGTGGCTCGCTGCAGTGCGCTGAATACCCTGGCGATCACTTTCGTCAACGCAACCGCCGGCGCACTGACTCCGCTGGCCGGTGTTTACCAAGTCAAGTATTTGCGGTAAACGCACGAATAAATGACGACTGTTGATTTTTGGTACAGAATAACGGCATACCGACTTCAGGCGGTTTCCTGATGCTCTCACTTGGAATACAAGGCCATGACCGAAGAAACAACGGTGCAGTCCACCAGCCAGGCAGATGGCGAAGCGACGCAGCTGGACGTTAACCAATCGCCGGAATCGTCCGCCAGCGAAAACGGGCAAGAGGCAGAATCGCAAGAGCAGGCCAGCCAGCAGCAGGAAGGGAAGGATCCCAACGGCTGGGCACTCAAGCGGATCGGCGAACTTACCCGTCAGCGACACGATGCGGAACGCAAAGCGAACGAGGCATCAGGAGAGGCCGCTCGCTATCGCGCATTGGTAGAGCAGATGAGCAAGGAATCTGGTGTTGATCCGGCATTGAAGCAGGTGCCGGTTCAAGATCCCCAAGACATCGAAGCATTGGTTGAGCAGCGGGCCACGCAGAAGGCACAGCAGGAGCAAATCCAGGCGCGTGGGAAGTCCGTCGCAACGGTCGGGGAAACGGAGTACCCGGACTGGGGCGCAGCCGTGCAAACACTCGATGCCTTGGGGATCAGTAACGACCAGGTTTCTGCGCTTCTCGGCATGGATGATGCCCACCGGGTGATTTATACCCTGGGCAAGAACCCGGAAGAGGCCGCGCGCATTCTGTCTCTGCCAGCAGTACAACAAGGCCGGGAGCTGGAGCGTCTTGCGCTCAAAGCTGCCCAGCCAGCAGCAAAAGCTGTGTCGAAAGCACCGGCGCCCATTACGCCAGTCGACAGCAACGTTTCGGCGGAAGCCGATCCAAGCAAAATGTCGATGGAAGAATGGGTGAAATGGCGAGAGAAAACCGCCAAAACTCGTTTCTGAAGGAAGTGAAAAATCATGGCTAACACATTCTTGACGGCGTCGATGATCACTCGCGAGGCTCTGCGACTGTTCAAAAACACCAACCTGTTTCTGCGCAACATCGATACCCAGTACGACGATCAGTTCGCCCGTGAAGGCGCCAAGATCGGTGACACCCTGCGTATCCGCCTGCCGAACGATTACACCGTTCGCTCCGGCCGCGTGGCGGTTCCACAAGACACCAACGAACGTCAAGTTCCTTTGACCGTTTCGTCCCAGAAGGGTGTCGATCTGGGCTTCAACTCCGCCGAGCTGGCACTCTCGATGGACGACTTCAGCAATCGCTACATTCTGCCGGCGGTGAACGCCCTGGCGGGCGGCGTGGCTGTCGATGTCATGCAGAGCGTGGAAAGCTTCAGCAACCTGAGCTTCAAGGGTCGCAACACCGCTGACAGCACCGGCACCATTGCAACGCCTGATGCCGGCGCATGGCTCGATGGCGGCGCCATGCTGGATATGACCAGCACGCCGCGTGTCAACTCCAAGGGCATGCGTAAAGCCATCCTAGATCCGCGCACCCAGGCTCGCACCGTGGGCTCCCTGGCGGGCCTGTTCAATAACCAGCAGAAGATCGGCGATCAGTACAAGTCAGGCGAGATGGGGATGAACACCCTGGGTCTGGACTGGGGCATGGATCAGACCGTGCTGAAGCACACCAACGGCTCCTATACCGCTGGCGCTGTGGCTGGTGCCGGCCAAACCGGTTCGACCCTGACTGTCGCGGCGATCACCGGCACGTTCAACAAGGGCGACATCATCGTCATTGCTGGCGTGTTCGGCGTGAACCCGGTTACCAAGCAGTCAACCGGCGAGCTGCGTCAGTTCGTTGTAACGGCCAACGTCTCGGCGGCAGCCACCTCGATCCCGATCTACCCAGCCATCACCGTCGGCAACGTGGCATACGGCACCGTGACCGCATCGCCAGCCAACGGCGCGCTGATTACCCTGGTGGGCGGTGCCGGCGTGACGTTCCGCAAGAACTTCATCATGGACCCGATGGCTGTCACCATGGCAACTGCCGACCTGCCGCTGCCGAAGAACATGGACATGGCCGGTCGTGAAACCTACGACGGCATCTCGATGCGCTTCCTGCGCGGCTTCGATATCACCAACGACGTGTTCATCAGTCGTCTCGATATCCTCTACGGCTATGCCACCATCCGCCCAGAATGGGGCACCGGCATCGCCGACGTCCTCTGATCCAACCAAGGCCCCAGCGATGGGGCCTACCTCTTTCTACGGAGCAAGACCATGCACACGCATCCAAAGTGGAAATATCACGCATCCCTGCCATCGCAGGTGGTTGACAGCCAGGAAGCCGAAGACGCACTCGGCGATGACTGGTACGACACGCCAGCTGAAGCCAAAGAGCGTTCCGAAGACAAAAAAGCCAAGCCATCGGCCGGCGAAGGCGGCGACGAGATCACCGAAGAAGAGCGGCTTGGCCTTCTGGAACTTGCCCGATCGATGGGTCTGAACCCGCATCACCGCCTGGGCGCCGACAAGCTGCTCGCGCTGATCCAGGAAGAGCGCGACCGCAAGGCCGCTGAAGGCAAAACCGAGTAACGCACCCATGGAGTAACCGGGATGACAACGCCCGTCGAACTGATCAACCTAGCGCTGAAACAGGCGGGCGTTCTCGGGGTTGGCCAAACGGCCACGGCCGAAGACCTAGCCGACTGCTTCAAGCTCTACAACATGATGCTGGCGCAATGGTCGCGGATGCGAAACATCGTGTTCCAGCTGCTCGATGTGCCCTGCGTTGGCACGGGCGCCCAGACCTACACGGTTGGTGTCGGTGGCAACTTCAATACCCCTCGGCCATCGAAGCTGATTGGCGCCTACTGCCGGCAGCTGAACAACCCAGGCCTGCAAGTTGACTTCCCGCTTGACCTGTTGATGTCACAGACCGATTGGGGCAAGGTTTCACCAAAGGCCATGGGCTCGATTCCAAGCCTGGTCTACTACGACCCTCAGTATCCGCTGGGGGTTTTGCACGTCTGGCCAGTGCCCGACAGCTCCTACGAAGTGCACATCCAGTGCCTTGCAGATCTGCCATCGACGGCGACGGCGTTCGACAACATCCTGATGCCCGCCGAATACGATGAAGCAATCATGTACAACCTGGCCGGCCGGCTATGCATCTTCTACCAGATCCCGATGCCGCAAGGCCTTCCGCAGCTTGCTGCAGCAACCATGGCAACTCTGCGCGCCGCAAACATGCAGATTGGCAAGCTCTACATGCCCGACAACCTCGCCGGCAATGGTGGCGCCTACAACATCTACACGGATAATGCCCGATGAAGATTCCATTGCTCACCGGCGCCTACCAGGCACGCAGCGTCATCGCGTCGGCTCAGCGATGCACAAACCTCTTCGCCGAGAAAAACCCCCAGGACGAAGAATTCCCAACGACCTACTACCCGACGCCAGGGACGCGCCTGCTTTCGCAGTCAACGCACAACCGCTGGCGCGGCCTGTATGTCACCACCACCAACAAGCTTTATGGTCTGGTCGAACAGTCTTTCGTTCGCGTCAATGAAGACTTCAGTCTTACCGTGCTGGGCACCATTGCTTCGAACCTGGGCCCGGTCTACATGCTCGATAACGGGAACACTTTGGTTCTCGTCGATGGCACGACCGCCGGCTATCAAATGGACTTGGACACTGAGGCTGTTTCCTCGATCACGGACCCGGCCTTTTATGGGTCGAACCGCATCGATCTCGTCGATGGGTATTTTGTCTTCAATCGACCAGGGACCCAGCAGTTCTACATTTCGCTGATCAACCAGGTCGCTTTCGATCCTTTGGATTTTGCGAGCAAGTCAGGGTCGCCGGACAAGCTGGTCGCGGCCATTGCGACGCGCCGAAATGTGTTTCTGTTCGGCGAGCAAACAACTGAGATCTGGACCAACACCGGTGGCACCGACTTCACTTTCAGTCGATTGTCTGGCGCATTCATCCAGTTCGGGTGCGTGGCAGTTTCTTCGCTCGCGCAGGCAGATGGTTCGATCTACTGGCTCAGCCGATCGCCGCAAGGGGAATGCATGGTCCTGCGCACGATGAACTACGACCGCGAGCGCATCAGCACCTTTGCCATTGAGAACGAATTTCAGACCTATGAGCGCGTGGATGATGCGATTTCCTACATCCAGCAGATGTCCGGGCACATCTGGTACGTGATCACCTTTCCGACTGCCAACAAGACCTGGGTTTTTGATGCCGCCACCAGCGAGTGGCATGAGCGCGCCTATCTCAACGAAGATGGCAGCGAAAGCCGGCACCGAGCTAACTGCTTCGCGTGCTGGAATGGCCGCCACATCGTCGGCGACTACGAAAACGGAAACCTCTACGAATTGAGCCTCGACGTCTACAACGACAACGGCAACGAAATCCGCCGTGTTCGCGGGTTTCCACACCTTGCCGATGAAGGCGTGCGGATCATGTACAAGGAGTTCAAGGCCGCAATGCAGGTCGGATACGGCGTCTACGGGACGCCGCCTGAGCTGCGCCTGAGGTGGAGCGATACGAAGGGGGCTTCATGGTCTGGCTACATCAGCACGACGCTTGGAGAGCGCGGGGACTTTCTCAAAGACTGCCGGTTCCTTCGTCTCGGCATGTCCCGCAGCCGTGTGTTTGAGCTCTCATGGGCTTCCGATAGTCCGACAGCGCTGAATGGTGCGTACATCCAGTTCCAGAGGGCCGCATCGTGAGCATTCCAAGCCAGGTGCCGGATGCTGGGACACCGATCTTTGATGAGCGCGGCTTTATCAATCCCGTTTGGCACTCATTCTTCTTCAGTCTTCTGCGACGGACTGGCGGAACCGTTGGTGTAGACCCGATTGAGCAGGAAAACAGAATCGAGTCTCTTGAGCGCCGCGCCGGCGAAACGGAAATTTACGAGTATTCTCAGGCGCCAAACGTCAAACCTGCTGAAGAGGTGGAGACTGGTTTCGCGTGGAACCATGGCGCTCAATACGACCCCTTGCATCACGCCATTGCAACCATCAATGACAACGGGTTCATGTCGAGCGCTGACAAAGCCAAGCTCGATGGCGTCACCCCAGGGGCTGCAGTCGCCTCTGTTTCTGGAGTGGCCCCGATTGTCAGCTCTGGAGGAACCACGCCGGCTATCAGCATCACGCCGGCTACCAATCTTGTCGCTGGCAGCATGTCTGCAGCAGACAAACTCCGGGTTGATCAGCTCGCAGCCAGCCAGTCGCCAACCTTCGTTGCGGTCAGCCTGACAAATGGTCAAGTGGTGTTCCCTGCAACCCAGGTGCCATCCGCGAATGTCAACACACTGGATGACTATGCAGAAGGCTCATGGACCCCCACGCTGACGTGCACAACGCCAGGTGATTTGAACGTTGTCTACGCAGTGCGCGCTGCGGTTTACACAAAGATTGGGCGGCTCGTCTCAGCAAGTTTTGTGATTCAGACATCGACATTTACGCGGACAACTGCGGCCGGCGGCCTGCTTATCTCCGGCCTTCCTGTTGCCATGTCTGGCATTACCACCGTTGCGGGAAAGCTCGATTGGTCTGGCGTTACCAAAGCCACTTTTACCGAGCTGTGCCTGCTGCTTCCTTCGGGGGCAACTACCCTCCAGGTAATCGCAAATGGCTCAGGCGTCGCGCGGGCCTCCGTGCTGATCACTGATCTTCCATCGGGTGGAACGGTTTATCTGTCTGGCACCATCCAATACACCTCTGCATAGGGCATCGAAAATGGCCATGAAATGGCGGGAAATTATCTCTGGCGCAACACTCTCGGCAGCGCCGGCTTCGTTGTTCACGGCGCCAACGCTGACTTACGAAACCATCCAACAGGCAACGGTCTATAACCCCACTGGCGCCCCGGTCACATTCGCGCTTTACAAAGTGCCCACCGGGCTCACCGCTGTTGCTGCCACGCTCATTTGCACCAGGTCAGTGGCTGCCGGCCAATGCATCCAGGCAAACGAGGCGATCAACCACAAGTTGGAGCCAGGCACGCAGCTTTTCGCCTCGGGCCTTGCGCTCACGCTCAATGTTTCCGGCGTAGAATACGTGCCAGGCACATAACCAGAGACAGACCAACATGAGAAACTTTTTGCGGATCGGCCATGGAACAGACGTGATGCCATTGCTGGCGGCTATCGCTCGCAAGCCCGAGCTGTGGACTGCTGACACCTACCTGCGCGATTACCCGCAAGGCCCGTTCGGCGAGGTCGATTCGATCATCCTGCGATTCCCGGTCAAGTCGGTGAAGGAGACGGAAGAGGAAGTCGCCAAGCACTTTTCCGAATACGACCAGCACGAGTGTATCGATCAACCGGCGTATGCCCTATTGCCTGAAGCGCGCCCCCTGATTATGGGGCTGATGTCCTATGTCGGCGGCACTCGCCTGGGACGCGTGATGATCAACCGCATCAAGCCGGGCGGCGTGATCTTTCCACACAAGGACACGCCGGCCCACGCCGAATATTGGTCGCGTCATCACCTTTGCTTGCAGGCAGAGCCTGGCGTCGTATTCCGCTGCGAAGACGAATCAGTGTTCATGCGCCCGGGCGAAACCTGGTATTTCGACAACGCGCTTGAACATGAGGTGATCAACAACAGCGCCACCGACCGCATCAGCATGGTGGTTGATGTGAGGTGCGCATGATTACTGTGATGCTTGAATCGTTCGAAGAGCGCCTGCCTGAGCTGCTGCCGCTGCTGCCGCTGCACTACGAAGAGCTGGCGCTGAACAAGGATAAGGTGCCGCTCGATCCGCAATATGGGATCTACATCGAGCGCGAGCGCCGCGGCGAACTGATGTTCATGGTTGTTCGTGATTCCGGTGAGCTGATCGGCTATTTCATCGGCTTCGTAGCGCCAGGGCTTCACTACCAAACGTGCCTTACTTTGATCATGGACATCTTCTATGTCCACCCGGATCATCGCGGCAACAGCACAGGATTCAAGCTGTTCAAGGCCGCCGAGGAAGAGGCAAAACGCCGCGGCGTGCAGCGCATGTTCGTTGGCTCGAAATGCCATCTCGATGCGTCCTGGCTCTTTGAGCGCCTGGGATATGAGCGTTGCGAAGTCACATACACACACTGGCTTGGAGAGTAATCATGGTCGCAGCAGCAGTTGTCGGGGGCGCCGTTGTTGGTGGTGTAGCCTCAAATATGGCGGCAGGCAAGCAGGCAGATGCAGCCGGCAAAGCTGCTGATCAGTCTGCGGAGGCCGCAGCACAGATTCGGGCCGACCTCAGCCCTTATACGGCGGTCGGTGAAAAGGCTGTCAACCCGCTTTGGAATGCCATGGGCTACACGGTTGACCAGCTCGGGAACCCGACGATCAACCCGAACTCGACTCTGCAGCAGCAGTTCAGATTCGACGCAAGCAATCTGCAAAACACGCCTGGCTATCAGTTCGCACTGACCCAGGGCCTGAAAAGCACGAATAACGCCCTGGCCGCCCAGGGCCTTGGCCTTTCTGGAGCCCAGGCAAAGGGGCTCAGCCAGTATGCGACGGGCCTTGCCGATCAGACTTATGGCAATCAGTACAACCGCGCCTTGAGCACCTACAACACCAATTTCTCTGCCGCACAGAATAATGTCGGCAACCTCCAGAACCTGCTCAATGTTGGCCAAAACTCGGCGGCTCAGACTGGTCAGGCTGGCGTGCAAGCGGCAAACAATGCTGGCAACTATCTGACGCAACAAGGTAACGCACAGGCCGCTGGGATCGCTGGTGTCGGCAATGCCGTCAACAGCGGGATCAATAACTACATGCTCTACAACGCGCTCTACAAGTGAGGCTCTGATATGGCCATCGATCCAAGCATTGCATATGGCGCAAGCCAGCAACCGAACTTGCTGCAGACGCTCGGCGGTGTCACTGCGCTGCGCGGCCAGATCGCACAGCAGCAAGCTAATCTTGCCGCATCTCAGGCCTACAAGCAGGCGACAGACCCAAATACCGGCCAGATCGACTACGGCGCCCTCACAGCCGCTCTGTCTCAGGGCCCAGCAGCATACAACCTGCCTCAGATCCAGGCGCAGGTAAACGAGGCACGCAACTCGGCGCTGAACTTCGACAAGGGAAAGCTCGAGCTAGCGCAGAAACGTACCGACCTGCTTTCCGGCGGGTTTGGTGGTCTTTTGGCTTCCGGCAATGTGACCCCTCAAGCCGTTCAATCCATCGCCATCAACGGCATCAAGTCCGGTCTTTTCACCTCCGACGACGCCGTGAACTTCATGGCTGACATGCCTACCGATCCTGCTCAGCTGCAAAACTGGGTCAAACAGAAGTATGTCGGGTTCAGCACGGACGCGGATCGCCTGAAGACGCTGATGCCTCAAACCCAAGTGATCAACAATGGTGGCTCTCAGCAGATCATGGCCATTGACCCATTGACCGGGCAACCAAGGCTCACCGGCGTAGTGCCAAACACCCTGACGCCAGGCCAGCAGGTCGAGAACGTGCAGGTCTACGACCCAGCAACGCAGACCATGCGCACCATCACCAAGGCCCAGCAGCTCCAGATGCAGGGCGATCAAGGAGGGATCGCGCCCACCGGTGCAGTCCCGCAATCCGGGGGTTTGGGCACTGGCAGGATCAATCTCGCGCCCACCGGCGCCCCAGGCCTACAGATCGCTCCAGCGCTCGGCGCGCAGGCCGCGGCAGAGGTTACGGGGAAAGGTTCGGCAGACGCCGCTCTGGCCCTCCAGGGCGCCGCGGATGCTGCAACTCCGGCTATCTACCAGCTTCAGAACATGCGCGGCGCGCTGACTGACATCAACACGGGACCCAATGCCGACTGGCAGGGCAAGGCCGCCGCGCTCGCGCTGCAGGTGTCGCCAGAGATGGCCAAAAAAATCGGTATCGATCCGCAGAAGGTTGCGAGCCTGGAAGAGTTCAAGAAGTACAGCACTCAGCTGGCGCAGAACTTGGCAGCCCAACTGGGACAAGGCACCAATGAAAAACTCGCCTCTGCGGTGGCCGCAAATCCAAGTGCTGGGCTTTCGAAGCTCGGCAACCAGCAAATCATTGACGTGCTGATCGCCACCCAGCGCGGTATCCAGGCAAAAAACCTGGCTTGGCAGCAAAGCGGCCTGCCGCCGGAGCAGTACAACAAATTCAGCACCCAGTTCAACAAAGACATTGACCCGCGCGTCTTCGCTGTGCGGGACATGACGCCAGAACAGGCCTACAAGATGCTCGACAGCCTGACGCCGCGTGAACAGGCTGAGTTCAAGCTTTCTCTCGGCAAAGCACGCGCACAGGGGTTGCTGCAATGAACCAATGGGATTCGCTGATCGCCAGCGCCGGCCAGAAATACAACGTCGACCCGCAGCTGATTGCCTCCATCGTGAAGACGGAAAGCAGCGGCAACCCGAACGCCTACAACGCCGAATACGGGGCGACCGGCCTTGGCCAGCAAATCCCGGCAACGGCAAAAGCGCTTGGCATTGACCCAAAAGATCCAGCGCAATCGATTGAAGGGGTTGCAAAGCTGCTCGATGAGAACCTGAGGCGTTATGGTTCGCCAGAGCAGGCGGTGTTGGCCTATCACGGCGGCACTGATCAAAGCAACTGGGGGCCGAAGACGCAGGATTATCTGCGCAAGGTTTCAGCCAACTACGGAGCGCCTACAGTGGCCAAACAACCCGCACAGCAAGCCGGTCCTGGCGCATTCGAAGAAATGTTCGGCCCACGACCGAGTGCATCTACCGCTACCGCTGCGCCTGCCCCAGCAGAAGACCCGTTCGAAGCGATGTTCGGTCCTCGGCCATCTTCGCCAGAGGTTCGCCGTGAGCCGGCCGTGCAGCCCCCATCGACCGTGGACAACATCCCGCAGCCTGCCCAGCCCTCGACAATCCCGGGACAAGCCTGGGAAGTGCTGCAGATGCTTGGTTCGCAGGGCATCAAGAATGCCAACGCTGTAGGCCGTGGGATCAGCGACGCGCTTGATGCACCATCCGAATGGCTCGCCTCTGGCGCAGAGGCTTCCGGGCTGACCGGGCTGCTAGGGCAGGCTGGTATCAACATGCCAACCGCCGAACAGCAGAAGCAGCTCAACATCCAAAGCCGCACGGACTACGATGCGCGTAACCCAGAGCCTGGTATCCAAGGAACCGCCAGCCGCATCGGCGGAAACTTGCTCGGCGTGATGACTCCAATTTCAGCCGCTGAAGCCGGTCTTGTTCAGGGTGGCAATGCACTGGCCAAGGCCGCGAACATCGCCCCAGAGACGGCCAGCGCCATCGGGACTTTTCTGCGTGGCAATGGCGGTCTTCTCTCGCGAATGGGCTACAACGCAGCGCAAGGCGCCGCCGGTGGTGCTCTTCTTTCGGGTGGGCAAGAGGATCAAAACCTTGGTGACTCAGCGGCCCTTGGGGCTGCGCTTGGCGCCGCGGTTCCGGTGATTGGTGGCGCACTGAAATATCCAGTCGGTGCCGTTAAATCGCTGGTCGCACCATTCACCGAGGCAGGCCGAGCTGGCATTGCTGGAAACGTGATCCGCCAGGAGGCGGCTGTTGGCGGCACACCGGCTGCTGATACCGGAGCGCTCGCTGCTGCTCTCACTGCGCCTCAAGCAGCCGGCCGCGCTGGGGCAAACGGAAAGCTTGCAACAGACCTCACTGAATATGTTCCCGGCTCAACACCAACCCTCGGGCAGGCCGCGCAGAACCCTGGGATCCTCGCCCTTGAGAACGCAGCCAAGAGTCGTGCGCCAAACCTCTTTGCTGAGCGCGACATGGCCAATTACCAAGCTCGCAATGCGTTCCTTGATCAGATCCGCGGCACTCAGCAGACGCTTGACGATGCGATCAAGGCGCGTGATGCAGCCACTGCCCCATTGCGCGAGGCTTCACTGCAAGGCGCCCGGCCTGCTAATACCAATCCAGTCATCGAAGAAATCGACAGCATCCTCAAAGGCCCAGAGGGCCAGCGTGATGCAGTAGTTTCGGCGCTGACCAAGGTTCGCAACAAGTTGGACCTTGGCGGAAATGGCGCACAATCGGATGTAGCCCAGCTCTATGGCTTGCGCAAGTCGATTGGCGATCAGCTCGAAAAGGTTGCCGGCAAGGATAACTCAGAGGCGCAGCTCGCATCCCGTGAGCTGATCCAAGTGCGAGATGCGCTTG